GATCGAATCAGTAGATGTAAAAAAGTTAATTCCATACTCATTCAACAACCGCAAGCACGGGCAAAAACAAGTCGACATGATTGCAAATTCTATAAAGGAATTTGGATTTAATCAGCCGCTGGTAGTTGATGAAGATTTTATTGTGCTCGTAGGTCATGGAAGACTAGAAGCCGCTCAAAAACTTGGACTGAAAAAAGTACCAGTCTACCAGATTAAAGGATTATCCGAGCTTCAAAAAAAAGCATACCGAATTTTAGATAATAAACTACAGAACGATTCAGAGTGGGATATTGAAAATCTAAATCTCGAGCTTAATGCTCTGCAGGAAATGAACTTCGAATTTGTAGAGTTTGGACTCGACGATCTTGTAAAACAATTAGCAGTAGAGAATGCACCGCCGGAGCCAAGATCGGAGCCAGTATCTGAAAGCACTGAATACGAATGCCCAGAGTGCGGCCATGTATGGAGCGGTAAGGCTAAGGCTTGAATATATGGGGAAGAGGGGCACACCTAAAACACCGACAAAATTAAAAATGATTCGGGGCACTGCGAAGCCTACTCAAAAAGAGATCCAACCTGAAAAGCCTGAGACCTCTGCGGCACCTGAGGAGCTCTATCCCAAATTGGAGAAGCTCGGCCTGCTTACAAACATTGATCTAATCGGATTCTCAAGATACTGCGATATGTTTCCAAAGTGGTTAAAGGCAAAAAAGACTCTCGACGAGCGCGGCTTTTATTATCCGATTTATCATAAGCAGACACGAGCTGAAATCAAAGCTAAGCAGCCACCTAGAATCAAGTACCTTAATCAATTCCCTGAAGTTTCAATTTATACACAACTAGGCAGGGAGCTTTCAAAGCTTGAGCAGCTCTTTGGTATGAATCCTTCTGCCAGGGTAAACTTAGATATCACACTTGAGAACCCAAAGAATGAAGTAGAAGACAAGCTCTTTGGGTAGTTATGTCAGACTGGAACGGGATTCCGAAAGATTGGGGCAAGGGTCATTACAGAAAAGTTCCAATCAGTAAATTTGTTCGACTCTGCAGAGAGAGACAGATCCGAGATCTTACGCGTGCCAAGGCAGGCGATCCGAGCTTCCCGTACTACTATGACGACGCCGCCGCAGACCATGCAGTCTGGTTTATGTCCGAGCTTGTCCAGTTCGAGGGCAAGTTCAAGGGGCAAAAACTAACACTAGCTGACTGGCAAGAGTGGGATATTGTCAGGCCGCTATTTGGCTGGAAGAAAATCATAGATGGCAAGCGGCGCTTTACCGTTGCAGATGTATACTTATTGATGGCAGATAAAGAGTGGGCAGGGCAGGTATTTTGTGCGGCTACCAAAGAAGAGCAAGCGGGCATTGTATGGCTGGCAGCAATGAAGCTTATCCAGGGCAATCCGGACTTCAGAAAGCACATCAAATGCTACAAAAATTCGATAGTTTGCGAGCGGCTCGGATCTTCTCTTAAAAAACTTGGCCGCGATTCTAAAACTCAAGACGGATTAAACGTGCACGGCGGCATAGTCGACGAATACCACGCGCACAAGACAGCCGACATGTTGAACGTTATTGATTCAGCTATGGGTACGCGAGAGCAGCCTTTGCTATTCCTTATCAGCTCATTTGGTTTATCAGGCGAGGGATCACCTTGCCAAAGAGAGGACAAATACTGCAGGAATATCCTAGAAGGTATTATCGATAACGAGCAATTCTTCTGCTTCCTTGCCACGGTGGACGATCCTCTTAAGTGGGATCAGGAAGAGGAATGGTATAAGGCAAATCCAAACTTAGGAATATCCTTAAGTCTTGAAAAATTCAGGGAAGATTGCGAGAAGGCAAAGCAAAAGCCAGATTATAAAGTCGAGTTCTTATCCAAAAAGCTAAACATTTGGTGCAATTCCGCGCGGCACTGGATCAATATGAGCAAGTATTCTGCATATCCTTCCAAAGTTTTCTGGGAAAGATTCAAGGGTAAAGACTGCTTTGCTGCATTCGATTTAGGAATTAGCCAGGATTTATCCGCGCTTGCACTGGCCTTCATGGAGCCGGACGCCGAAATAAAAAGAACCGAGGACGGAAAACTGATACTGCCAAACGTGTATATAAAAATGCAGTACTGGATGCCTGAAGAGAACGTGCGCTCGCGGGTAGAGAATGACGGCGTGCCGTATGATCAATGGATTGAGCAGGGGTGGATCAAGACCACAGCCGGAGCCACTACCAGGCGGGATATTATCAGAACTGATATCAACGAACTCGGAAAAATTTATAACATTAAATCAATCGTCGCAGATCAATTCAATGCCTTCGAATTAATGCAAAACTTAACTGACGATAATTTTAACGTCGCGAAGCACCCGCAAACAATGGTCGCTATGAACCTACCTTGCAGACTCTTTGAGGAATTAGTCTTAGAACAACGTCTAATGCACAACGAAGATCCAGTGTTAAGATGGATGGTATCGAATGCGGTAGTAGTTAAGGACGGGAACGAGAATATAAAAATTGTTAAGGACAAGTGTGCAGATCGGGTTGACGGAGTAGTCGCAGCCTGCATGTCAATCGGCAGGCTTTTACTTGAGCCACCGCCACCAGTTTCAGTCTATGAGAATAGACGTCTAGTCGTCGTGGGATAATGGTTTAAGCTTATTCATAGTTATGGGTATATTCAGCAGGCTATTTACAAAAAAAGAGCAACCTCAAGCTCTCAGATCCTTTTTTACGGGCAGTCAGACCGTCTCAAATCAAATCGTAACGACTGAAACCTCAATGAAGGTAGCAGCCGTATTTGCGTGTATAAAAGTTATCTCAGAATCAATCGCCTCCTTACCGCTGCACCTGTATAAGCGCGAAGGCGAAACGCGAGACAAAGCTTACAACCATTATCTATACAGCTTGCTACACGATTCGCCTAATTCATGGCAGACCAGCTTCGACTTTCGCAGCTTAATGTCAACAAACCTGCTCACGCATGGCAACTTTTACGCAAGAAAACTCTATACCGGAGCTGGTAGAGTGGGTGAATTAATCCCGTTAAACCCGAAACTTGTTAAGCCTAAATGGAATAAAGCAGGATCGGAAGTTCTTTACGAGTTCAGAGAGCCTTCAGGAGTTACAAAGGATCTGTTAGCAGAGGACATTTTACACATTAGAGGCCTGTCACTTGATGGACTTACGGGCTTAAGTCCTATTGCCGCAGCTAAAGAAAGCATCGGTCTATCTATGGCAAATGAACAGCACGCAGCTGCCCTGTTTGGCAATGGCGCGAAGCCAGGCGGAGTAATCTATTTTAAAAATCCGATTTCAGAACCGGCTCAAAAGAAGTTTGAAGACGACTGGATCGCAAAATTTAGAGGCGGCGGTCATGGTAAAGTGGCACTTCTGCAGGCCGATGAAGTCAAATATGAAACCCTTGGCTTAAGCAATGACGACGCGCAGTTTATAGAGAACAGGCAATTTCAATTATCTGAAATCGCTAGGATCTTCCGGGTGCCGGCGCACATGATAGGCGACCTTTCAAAGTCCAGCTTTTCAAACATTGAGCAGCAAAGCTTGGAATTTGTAGTACATACCCTTAGACCTTGGCTGGTTAATATTGAGCAGGCCATTCACAAATCACTGCTAAGCGATAAAGAAAGAAAAACGCATTACGTTCAATTCTCAGTAGATGGATTGCTCAGAGGCGACATAAAAACAAGGTACGAGGCTTATAATATCGCAATACAAACAGGTCTCAGAAATAGAGATGAGATAAGAGACCTTGAAGATCTAAACCCAATACCCAACGGCGAAGGTAAAATATTCCTACAACCTCTTAACATGGTAAAAGTGGGAGAGGAAAAGAAGCCAGATCAAAAAGATGCGCGCTCCTTGGACAAAGCCAGAGAAGGACTCTTAAAGCTCTTAGACGAGCAGATAAAAAGAGCCATGCGAAAGGACTGCGAAGCAATCAGAAAGGCTATAAATGCTGGCACTCTGGACGATTTTATACCCACATTCAAGGATAAAAGAGCCGACTTTCTAGCGAAACTTATCCGCAATGTAGGCACGGCTTACGCTGGTTTGTATTCCGAAGGTCTCAAAGACGACAAGCTCGACGAGATTACAGAGGAATTTAGCTGCTCAATATATGACGAGTTCTCTGAATTGCTCAAAAGTGAGCCAAATGCTGGGCTTATTGCTCAGAAATTCGAGAGTGATTCAGAGATTAGAAACATAGGACACAGTTATTTTAAAAAGATTTTTGAAGAGGCAACATGTTAAGAAGAGTAGTCCACGGAATAGAAGACTGTGAAGTTAGAGCGGTAGAAGGCGAAGGATCCAGAATAATCA